TTAGCGGCGGTTCTGGAGGGCATTTTTTATTTCGTGCAGCCAACGCGGCTTCGTTTTGGCTGCGTCAAGCACCATCCGCAGCCGCTCAAACTCCGGCGCCGTCTCCAGTCGATGCTCGCCAACGCTCAACCGCAACGTCTCCGCCGCGTCTTCCAGCGCGCCAATGACGTCCTCAAAACCCGGCCCGGCGACGCCGACAGACGGCACGATATTGTCCAGGCCGGCCCGCACGGTTGCCAGGACCGGATGGGAGTAGCCCATGCTCATAGCTTCCGTGGTGTGCCCCAGCACCTTGCGCCTGGCTGTCAGATCAAGTTCAGAGAGCGATGCCGCCGTGTGCCGTAGCGCGTGCCAGTGGAGCCAGGGGCACCCGACCTTTTCACCGGCCGGCGCCAGCACGCGGGCCGCTATATTATGCGCGTCCATTGGGTTTCCGGTGGCCGCCGCGAACACCGGCGCGTCCAGGTCGCGCCCATCCCAGCGCGTCGCCATTTCGCCTAGGGCCAGATCCGCCGCGGCCGACAGCGGCACGATGCGGCGGCCGGCGTGGGTCTTCGGCTTACCCCAACCGTGCTTCACTGACCACGCCTGGACTACGACGAAGCAGAGCGGCGGTATCACGGTCCCGTCAACGCCCAGCGGGGCGGCCGTCCGGTTGGTCCAGCGCCAGCGCAGGCCCATAACCTCACCGATCCGTAGGCCCGTCGCCGCGGCGAACGTCACCAGGGGCTTATAGCGCTCGGGCAGCGCGTCCAGCACGGCGCGCAGTTGCTCGGCCGTCAGCGAGCGCGCTTCACGCTCGGCCGCGCCGTAGACGACCACGCCATCGGTGGGCAGCTCCCCCACATAGGCCCCCTGCCGTTTAGCGTAGCGGAACATGGCGCTCAAGCCCGCGCGGAAGCGCTGGACGGTGTTCTTCGCCAGCCCCGAGCGGGCCGCCGTCGCGAGAAAACCCTGAACCACGGCTGTGGTGACGTCGTGGAGCCGATACTGCCCAATCGCCGGGATGATATGCCTCGTGAACACGTAACGGTGGTATTCCTGCCCTGCTGGACGCAGGAACGCAACGTGATTTAGCTTAAAATCCCCCTCATAAAATTGCTCAACTGTGACCATGCCGCGCGGCGCCGCCGCCGGCACGTTGGCGCGGGCGACAACCCGGTCAGCCTCCGCTCGCGCGCGGGCGGCGCTCCACTTCCCCGGGCCTGCCGCCGGGCCAAGTACTTCGCGAGTCGCGCGGTACACGATGCGGCCGGCCTCGTCGGGGACATGCCGGCGGAACTGCACCACCCATTTGTCCCCTCGAATCCGGACGGAGCCGCGTTGCGCGCCGCGTTTCCTCATCGCCTCGACCTCCTGAGGCGATAGTATCATGCGCGCTACTGCTCCTGTTGTGTGTTTATGCACGCCAGAACCTCAAACAGAAGGGGCGCGGATTTTTACCTCCGCGCCCGTCACCCTCCGATCTCCCCAGCCCTACAGGACGACCCAATCCGTGGCGAGCATGTCCGTCTGGGACGCCAACCACGGAACACGGCACCCGTTCGGGTACGCAGCATGACCCTCCGGGTACTCAATGTAGAGGTACGGGAGCGTCATTTTCGAGTGTTCATCCGGAACCTGAAGGGCAAGCCACATCCCCCTCCCGTTCCAGCCCACACGAGCAACTCGCCGGCCATTTTTCAGCGCGGCGAGCGCCCAGCCAAAATCAATGCCGTTCTCCATGAATCCCTTTCTAAAGCAGATCCGCCAGAGCCGCCGCCGGCTCGGCGCCGCCCATCGCGTCGAACTCGTCCCGGGCGTCTTTGCGGCCGTCCAGGCGGGGGCCGTCGTCGAGCTTCTGGACGTTCCCCAGGCTGAACGAGGCGCCCTTGTTCCCGTTGGTGTCGTACGCGAACGCTCTCAGGCTCGCCCGGACGAGGCAGCCCGGGTAAATCTCCTCCTCCGTGACCGGCTTCGGCTTGCCGTCGGCGCCGGCGTACTTGGACACGACGCCGGGCCGGGTCTTGCTCTTGCAGTTGATAAAGATGGACCCTTCCGGGTATCCCTTCTCCGCGCCGTCTTCGCGGAACGGCAGGCGCAACTTCCCGGCGGAAAGCAGCTTTGCCGCCTGGTCGCCGAACTTCTCCTTGATCGCCTCCGCGGCGGCGGCCTTCAACTCGGCCAGGTTCGAGCCGGCCGGAAAGACCAGCGTCGCGGAAAACTGCGAATCGCCGCCGTTCATGCCAGGGCGCGCTTCGAAAAGCGCCGGATAGGACAGAATCGCCGTCGGTGTAATGATCGTCTTTGCCATCGTTTACGAACCTTCCTTCAGATTTTGATTGACCTACACGAAGAACTCACCGCCAGCGCCGGCGTCCACGGCGCCGCGCGGGTCCACAAGCCGCGCCAACGTGTTGCCGCTCGACTCGGATTTCACCAAGTCCGCCGGCAGTCGGCCCTTGCCGAGCGCCTTCTCCATCTGGGCAACGCTCTTAAGCGACACGTCGAACGCCACATCACGCTTGAGCCTGCGGCGCTTGATCCACTCCAGCACCCGCGGCTCGTCAGCCCACTTGCGCGTCGCACGCTTCGGGACCAACTTCCAGCCGGGCAGATCGGCGCCGTTCTCCAGCCGCCGCAGCCCCTCGCCGCGCACCGCTCGGCACCAGTTTTCAAGCCAATCGTCCACCGTGTCGAGCAGCGATGCGATGGACTCCTCGGTCGCGTCCGACAACGTCGCGGCTGGGAATTCTGACTGCGCCAGCTCCAGGGCCGTGGCCTTGGCCTGCGGGCACTTCGCCAGCGCCCGGCAGAACCGGCAGTGGCTCCCCAGCGCCAGCGGCGCGCCAGGCTCCAGCGCCCGCTCGGCCGCCGCAATCAGTTCGTTGCCCCAGTCCAGCAGCTCCTCAACGGAGTACGTCACGGTCCGAATCGGCCCGTCAATGTGTTGGGCGCGCGGCTGCACGATGGTGGCGTTGATGAGCGGAAACCGCATTCCCCGCGACGCCAAGTAGCAGTACGCCGCCAGCGCGTAGTACATGAGCTGCGTGTTGCCCTTCACCTCCACGGCCACGCCAGCGCCGTGCTTGTAATCGACGACGTGCAACCACTCACCGGGCACGTAGGCAAGGTAATCGCCCGTGCCGTACATTTCCGCCGGCGGCTTCAGCATGTCGAGATTGACCTCGACTTCCACCTCCGTACGGACGTCCGGACGGGAATCTGCCAACTGGCGGCAGAACCGGACGTAGACCTCAACGGCCGCCAGCAGGTCCGGCGTCACCGGGATACGCCCGCCGGCTTCCACGGCCACGCTTTGGACCGCCAGGCGCGTACCCAGGCTCTCCAGCCCCTTCCAGTTCGCCGTCGGCACCCACTCACCAGTCAGAATTCCCTCCGCGACCGCGTGCGCCGCGGTGCCCTCGCGGGCGTAGCTGCTCCCGCCGTCCTCCAGGCCCCGGGAGAGCGCGATGGAACCCGGGCAGGCCATCCACCGCTTTGACGAGCTGGGCGACAGCTCGCAGTGCTGGCCCGGCATCAGCTCTTCCCCCCTGTCAGCTTCTCCAGCTTTTCGACGAAGCACGGCAGCTTGTCGTCGGCCAGATCGGACAGCCGAACGGCGCCGAATGACTTCAGGAGCTCACGCACGGCCGGCAGCACTTCAGGCGGCGAGGCCACGACAACGGCCTGCGCGGCCTTGCGGTAGTCGATGGGCGCGGCGGGGACCGGGACCACGGCCGGCTGCGGCTCAGCAGCCTTGCGGCTTTCCGTGCCGTCGTAAGCTCGCGTCATCTCGCTCACCGGCGCGGGCGTCGGCGGCTGCTCGGCGGACGTCTCCTTGATGTTGGCCGCGAGCGAATGGATGGTATTCCGAACTTCGGCGTCCATCTCCTCCGGCGTCGGCACCGGGTTGGCCTCGGGCTGCGCCGTGGGCTCCTTATTCACCGGAGGCGCGGGAGGCGTGGGGGGCACAGCCGGAGCCGCCAGAGCGCCCCGCAGGAAGTCCTCGGTCCAGACGGGCAGGAAGGCCAACCCCCCGACGATGGCGGCCTGCTGCGCCGGGGTCAATCCCTCCGTGGTGATGTCAAAGTTCGTTTTTCCGCTCTCGCGGACGTGTAGGCAAAGTGAGAGTGTCATGCTGCTTTCTCGAAAATGGCGGCCGTCATCTGAGCCTTGCGAGCGCAGGCGGCGGCTGTTCTGTCGTCCAGACTTCCAGCCAGGCCGAAGACGCGCACGTAGACGGGCCGCCCTTGGCCGATCCGATGAACGCGTTTTGCCGCCTGGTACATATCCGCCGGCACCCATTCGGGCTCGACGAAAACAACGTGCCGGGAGGCGTGGAGGGTGACGGCGACGCCGCACGCTTGGACTTGCCCCAGAAAAACACGGCACGAGGGATCACACTGGAACCGATCCATTGCGGCGGTTCTAGCGGTAGGTGATGTGTTCCCCGTAACCTGCACAGGATTAAAGGGATATAAAACCGAATGAAGAGCGTTAAGGACGTCGTGGTGGTGTGCGAAGACGACCACCTTGTCCATCTCGCCGTTTCGCAGCTCCTCGGCCAACTGTTCGGCGACCACGGGCGCTTTCACGCAACCGACCCAGTGGCGATATGAGGCGATATGCGCGGCCGGTGGACCCTGCACGCCCTCGCGCTCCATCTCGGCCACCAGCTCGCCGACTTCCGGGTGCTCGCGCTCCCAGGTCTTCAGCGCTTCCAGCGTGTCCGTCGCCTCAATCGGTACGGAGGCCCACGTCCAGTCTGGAAGGTCCGTTAACACTTCCTGCCAACGCCGGCGCAGGAAGAGCTCTTTCGCCAACGCGCGGATTTCATCCGGCCGCTTCAGGCGGTACGGAATGGGCCCGAACTCGGTAGCCCGCAGGTGGCAAAAATATTCGATGAACGTGTTGTAGTCCATCGGTCCGCCAGCGCGGCGAATCAAGTCCGGCCGCAGGGCACGCAAGTGGCTCCAGAGTTCCCCCGGATGGTTCGGCGTGGGCGTGGCCGTCAGTAGCCAAGTTGCACCACAAGCCGCGCTAATGCCCTTCGTGCCCTTGCAGCCGGTCCCGTAAATCGCCCGTGTTCGGCGGGCGCCTCGGGTCTTCAGATAGTGGGCCTCGTCACAGATCAGAACGTCCGGCCTGGACCGAGCCCACCGCCGCCGCAAATCACCATCAAGTGCTAACGCATCATAGGACTTCACCTCCAGATCGAGATTTTCCGGAAGCCCGGCCGTCTCGCGCCATTGCTCAACATGGCGTTCCCAGACCACCCGAGCGATAGCCGGGCAGGCTACCCGAATCCGCGTTGCCCCGGCCCTGCCTGCGGCGAGGATCGCTTGCGGGGTCTTCCCAAGGCCCGCGTCGTCGGCTAAGCCGCGGCGCAGTCCCGAGGCGAGCCAGGCCGCGCCCTCTTCCTGGTAGGGGTATGGCTTCAGCACGCCCGCCCCCCCTGGTCGGCTGTGAGGTTGCCGTGGGCTGCTACGCCTCCAGCGCCTTCCAACAGCTTCATGAACTCTTCCGGCACGATGGCCAGAGGAAGCACGATGACCCGGCGGGCAAAGTAAATGTCGTCCGGCCGAATCATCTTGCCGATGCGAGCCTCTTCGAACAACCCGTCGTCATCAACGCCGACAACGGTAATGCGCGGGACCATCTGGCCCCAGACGTTCTTGCAAAATTCCACCTCCCGAACCACCCCGACTCTGACCAAGGCGCCGCGATGAAGGCCGTGGCCTTGGTCTCCATAGGCCACAAAGACGCCGGGCGTGACCTGCTGACCGAACTTGTCGAGGACCGGTGCCGAAGCCGACCGGGGCGTCCCCTCTTCCTGGTAGGGGTATAGTTTCATCCGATATAGACCCCCGCCTTGCCGGCGTTGTCGATGGCCCGGGCCGTGCCGTGCATACGATCGCGGAGAACTCGCGAGGCGGCGCTCGGCAGCGTAAAATATGAATGCGGCGTCATGTCCTCGCCGCGGACATGCTTGTCCAGCGCCAGCGCGAACTCACACTCCGCTGCCAGCAGCTCGGCCGCATCCTTCATCTCGCCCAAAATCTCGCGCGTCACTGAAGCCCCTCCATCGCGTCCTTCATGCCCATCACCGAGCGGATGAACTCCGCCGCTTGCCACGGATTGATCGAGTTACCGTAGGCGCGCTCGCGTTCCGCTTGATGACGGCCGTATGCGCGGAGGTCTTTGGTAAGGACCGCGTAATACTCAGGCCCCAAGGTAAGCACCAGATTGCCGCGCATTGTAGCCGTGAGCTCGACGCATACACCGCTGGCGTGCCGCGCGTGGTACGCCACGACCTCGGACAGCCTGAAGCCTTCCAGGCCAGAACCCGTAGAGCAGTAAAACCAGTCCATCATGCCCGCTCCTCCAGCTCGGCAATCCGGTCAGCCAACTGGCCGGCGTAGGCTTCCCACTCGCACGCCGCGTCAAAGTATGTGTCCGCGATCCCTTCCCACTCGGCGCAGCGGTCGCGTAGTTTCCCGTTGGTGTTCCGAAGTGCGATCAACTGCGCTATGAATGCGTCAATTGCCGGCCAACTCCCATCCGGCCCGTCCTTGGCCGGTTTGTCCATAATGGCCGGGACCGGCGCGGGCTCGCTCAACGGCTTGCGGAGGCTCATAACGCGTCGCTCCCTGCTGGCCGGAAGCCAAACTTCTCGGCCAGCCACCGCGCAGCGTCCGCTTCGGCCCGCGTCGGGAGCCTTGCAGCCTGCTGGACCTTCTCCCACGCTTCGTACTCGCGGAGGAACCGGGCGCGTTGTGACGCCGGAAGGACGCGGACCTTGCCCGAACAGAACTCTACTTCAAGCGTCGGCTCGCAGGCGCGAAAAGGTGTCACAACCTCCCAGGCCGCCACGTCCGATATCAGGAAAGCAGCCTCCGCGCCGATGCTCGTAAGGTAACGGAACATCATGACCGGCCCGCTTTCTTTCGGAACTCCGCGAAGGCCGCCTCAAATTGGGCGAACGACTCGGGGGCCAGCTCGACCACTCCGCCACCGCGCAGGTAGACGTCATAATCCACAAACCCGGCCGGCGCTCCCCCTACCTTCCACGCGACCACCTCCGAAAGGTCAATCTCGCCGTAGGCCTGGGCCGATGAGAAGTGGAACATCATGACTTCGCGCCCTCCGAACTGGTGCGAGGCGCGCAGATGCGGGCGGACGAAAAAGCGGGGGCCGGGAGGCAGCCCGAACGGCCCCCGTAAAGAGCCGAGCGGCCAATGAGCGCCGCTTCAGCTCGACCGTCATCTTTCACACGAGAGAAAACATGGGCCTCGTTCGGCCACAATTCCATTGCCCTGGCGCGTGAGCCGTCCTTGCCTTGCCGGACGCGGCACACGCGGCGCCATTCCTGCGGCGTCACCATGGACATGGGAATGCCAAGGCCGGCCAGCACGCCCTCGATAACACCCACCGCGCGGCCGAAAGCGAACATGGACGCAACGCCCTGGCCCGGCATAGAATGGACCTTCTCGACCACGGCCGAGACGGACGGGTTACAGATGCCGACAGCCCAGCGAACAAGGGCCGTGAGTGCCGGCGCTGATACCTCGTTCACCTGCCGGGTGCCGCGCTTGACGCTCACCGTCGGCATGTCCGTGATGCGGACAATCTCGCCACTCGGCGTCAGTAAGGCAATTGCGCCCTGGGCCCCCGGGTCAATGCCCAAGATGAAAGGCCGTATATCAACGTCGGTACCCTGTTCGCCGTTCATTCGCTAGTATCCCTTTACCACTTGTAGTACGGTTGCAGTAGCAGGATGTTGTAATCAACATGCTGCGTGAACAAGTTTCACGATACTACAACGCTACAAAACATGACAAGCAAGAAATCGGGGAAAACCGCGAAAAACTCGGAAGTCACTGAAAAAGTGGCGTCTGAAACCGTTGTGCAATCCATCCGCCTAAACGCGGTGGCCTGGAAGGCCGCCCAGTTGCGGTGCTTGATGGAGGGGTATCACCGACAAGACGTTGTGTCTCGGCTGCTGGAAGCGTGGGCCGGGCCGGAGTACATGGCCGCTGCGGGCCGCATCATGGCGCAGAACGCGCCCGAGCCGGAGGACGAGCCGGTCCGCCTCGCTGCGGAACTGGTGAATAAGGGAAGGAAAAAATAGCATTCTTGAAGCCCGGGGTACGCCCCGGCGCGCTCCGGGCAGCATATCAACCGGGGGGCCGATGCAACACCAGGGGTAACAACGGGCTGCAAGGCGAAAGCGCCCAAGGGCCAACTTGCTGAATGGGACGCCATTCAGCAAGTTGGCCCTTGGGCGTTCTAGAGCAGCATTTCAGCCGTCAGTTGCAGTGTTGGCAGTGGCGGAAGCTGCCGGGCGGCTCTCAGGCCATAATCACCCCGGCACCTGGCGGAGCAGAAATACCCGTCCCGGGTGAGCGCGGGCCGTTGCGGCCGGGCCGGCGCGTCCTCCATCACGAACTCACCGAACTGCACATCGCCGCACTTGGCGCAGCGATACGTGCGGTCCGTTACCTGCTGCCAGTTGGACAGGGGCATATGGTGGTCGGCCCCGCACTTGTAGCAGTGCCGGTGGGGCTTCCACCGGCCAACTCGGGGCGGGCGGCCCGGTCGGCCAGGCGGCGGGGGCACCCGAGTGAGCGGGCGCGAGCAGTTCAGGCAGTTGGGTGCGTGGGTTTCCATGCCCACACTCTCCGGCGGCCAGAACTTTCGCGGGTTATTTGATTCGCCATCCATGAGCACCATTCGGCCGCCCGGCCCTCTGCTGACAGATAGAGGGCGGGCTGACGCCTTTTTTGCGCCCTGTCATTCGATCCGTCAACCCGTAAGTTGCTGAAGCCTATAGCTCTTAGTGGTATTTGTGACTGAATGACACATATATATTTACTATTAGTACCCTACGCTATGTGTATCTAGCTCTTACGTGTATGCGTTTCTACGCACATAGCGCGGATACCGGAAACCGGGTCTTTTGCGTCAGATGCGACATGGGCCCGGCGGTGCCCTTGGCGCGGGCCGAAACATGGCCTTGGGGTATGCTGGTCTCGTGGATGCGCGGCTCACACGATTGATAGCTTGGTTGGCTGAAGGGCAGGGCCCCCGGACTGCGGAGCAGTGGGCCGACCTCGAACAGGGGGCGGCACTGTTGACATCGGAGCAGTGGGCCGACCTGTTGCGTCTTGCACCAGCGGACGCTCTGATGGCCGAAGCCGGGCGTAGGAATGCGGACAAGCGAAGTTCTTTTGGACATCGGCCGCTAGTGATGCGGCCCTGCCCGTTCTGCGGCCTGGAGCTCGGCGCCCGCCAGATGCGCGAGCATCGACCGCATTGCCCGCGCAAGCCGTAGTCCTGGATAGTCCTTCCACCGCGGCTCCCGCCGCATCCAAACCCAGAATTTAGGGAACCGCGAAAAGTTGCAGTCCATCGCCGACTGAAACGTGCCAGGCGGAATTTGCCTTATGCGGGTCTGCCGAGTTCAGCTCATATACGTGCGCGCGGGCGCCCCCGCCGGCCGCTCCCCTAGCTGTCTTGGGTAGCCGCCTGACTGCCCTCGGCCCTTGTCGCTCCGCGCTACAAATCGCTTGCACCACTGCTGATGTGGTGCTAATCTTTCTTTGGCGGCCGACATTTCGGCCGGCCGGAAAGGGGACCACAATGGGCGAGAAAATCAGGCGATATTGCGAGCCACAGGAAGCGGGCTTTTGTAGCGAAGCGCGCGCCGTCGGGCGCAGGATTGCCAGACTGTTGGACGCGATGGGGGACGTCAACACCTGGATTGTTGAGGGCCAGATTGCGGACGACTGCCGGGATTTCCGAATCCAGGTGATCGACCGCTTGCGCGCCGAAGGCTGGCGCATCAGCATACCGGCGGAACATTATCGCGTTCTCCCGCCGAAAGGGGGCCGCTGATGGTGCGCAACACTTTCCACGCCAACTTTGAGGCCCAATACGGGCCTGACGACTTCGTGAATCCGGAGGCCTTTGACTCCCAAGATATGGACCAACGGGCTTACGTGCTGCTTGATGGGGGCCTGGTTACGGCCGTGGTGTTCGCGGAATATCCCACGTTCTGTGAGGATGACGCTTTAGGTGTTGCAGCGGGCGCGGGCCGCCTGGACGCGTTCAGGCTCACGGACGCCGAGCTGGCGGACTACCAAACCGGGACGGATGGGGATGGGAAACCGGAATATGACGGGGTAGTCTTTCTGGGAGGCAAACAGGAGCCGTTCGCCCTCGAATCGCTGGAGTGCTGGGCCGTGTCGGCGCGCCAGTTTTCTGAAGATCCGGCGTTGATGTCGTTGGATAGGGTTTTGGCCGCGTTAGACCGGGCGGCCGACGATGCTTTTGAGCGCGCCAATCGGGCCCCAGACGATTTGGGGTACGCGGATGCGGAACGGTATGAAGATGCGATCACACGGGCGCGGATTGTTTCGATGCCGGAGGCGGGTAAATGAGCACGGCGCGGGAAGAGCGTGACGCGCGGAACCGCGCGACTGAGCGGGCCGAAATTGAGCACCTGAAGACGGGGCCTGAGCGTGCTTTCCTGTACGTTCGGCACGTGCCGGACGCATGGGCAAAGCACCACAGCCCGTGCCAGATTATTACGTGGATGGGGACCGTTCTGGACGCGCGAGCCGAAATGGGCCCACGCGTCCCGATTGGCTCAATGGCTGTGTTTGTCGCATATAAGCGAGCCGTTCGCTGTGTCCTGTTCGGCCGTGCGTATTACGGGTGGTATTACGAGTCCTCGGGCGAATACTGCCGGTTGAAGCGGTCGGCCGTGCGCGAGGTGGCAGCATGACGCGCCCAGACGAGACGCGCGCGCATTGGGACGTGATATTGAGGCAAGCCCCAGACGGGCCGCTCCAGGCCGAAGCGGCGCGCCGCAATCAGGCAAAGCGGATCGAGAGGCGCGGGACGGCGCCGAAGAAACGGCCGTGCCAATGGTGCGGAGAATGGCTGGGCGTGCGGGATATGCGGCGACATGTTCCGCGTTGCCCTTGCAGAGGTTTGGTTTGACGGTTAGGCGTTCCGATTTAGAGTAGGGCCCTGGGGAAACCTGGGGCCCTTTCCGTTTGCCCTGTTGCCCCGCCCCTGCCCATGCTGCCCTGCCCCTGCTGCTGCCCTGCCCCTGCTGCTGCCCTGCCCCTGCTGCCCTTCCCCTTGCAGGCCGAACCAGGCCGAACCAGGCCGCAAGAGTCACGCAAGGTGCGCATTAAACCTGCTCAATGCTTGCCCGTCCGGGCCCGTAAGCGACATCCGACCGCGCGCGGCGCCCGATGTTTCCGCGCGGGTGGGCATCTCCCCTTCCATAATGGTCTTAAGTGCTGTGCTGTCAATGCGTTAGCACTACGTCAGCCATCGTAGTTTACATAATGGAGATTATCAGAAGTACGCCCGTAACCTACTGATAACAAAGGCAGTCGGTTACGGATGGGCGCGAGAGGCGGCCCGAATGGGCGGAAAGTAGGCGGGCTCGGAAGGTACGGGGCGGGGGTATCGTACTGATTCGGTTGGGGTTAGCTGGCGGCGGGGCGCTGGGCGCGCGCTGTACGGTGGGGCCTTTGCTGTACAGTGTTGATTCCATTGGGTTTTCTCTTCGAGCCCCCCGGCACCCCGGGGCCGCCGCCCGAGTTATCGCGACCTAGGTTTGAGGGCGCGCCGTTTTTTTTTCTACAAACAATCCAATACCACGGAGTCTAGAAGAGAGTCAAGGTCGCCCAGCGTCGAAGGGTCGGGCTCGGGAGGTGGCGTCGCCTTTTTCTTACACCCCACCGGCTCATGGACTGGCGCATCGCTACGGCGCCCCGCGGCCCCAAGGGCACCCGTCGAATTTTTTGCAGACAAGGCCACCTGGGCAACGGCCACGTCTGCGGGCAGCGTGCCGCCGTCCCAGTCCCACTCAGCCGCGGCGGTAGGCGTCTGGCCGCCGGCGGGCAGTGCGAGCGTTTTATGGGCCTCCTGGAGGCCGGAAGGGGCGTTCTGCTCGACGTGCTTCAGCGCGAGGAGGTGCATGTCGCCGATGTTGATATTCACGGCCGCCTTCTGCTCGCCGTATTCGCCGGGGCTTAATTTCGAGGCAAGCCATTTTCGGCTGTCAATCTGAAGTCTGGCGACGCGCTCATCCGCCATCGTGGCGTTGTCCGCGATATCCACGGTCTGCTCCGCCAGCGCAGTGGCGCCGCGGCGGCGGGCGTCCTGTACGAGCGTGGTCCCCTTGGTGTGCATCCAAATCCAGCGGTCCAGCAACCAGCGGGAGCAATCGAACTGGCGGGCCATCGCGTTGATGGTTACGCCGCTGGCGATCTGGGCGAGCACCCAAGGCAGGCCGCCAAGGGCTTCGATATCTGCGTTCAACCTGGATTTGAGTGGATGGCCGGGCATAACCGCATTGTCGGCGAGTCTCAACTTTGCATGTTGACATACGCAACATGTAGTTCCATACTACTTGTGGAGGTCGCATGGAAAACGACAGACCAAAGAGCCCCAGCCGGCCGCGCACGAGCAAGTGCAATATCAAGCGGCCTGTCCGCCGGGTGGTGGACGAGGAGGTGCGCGGCCGCCCTATCGTGGCCGAGATGCACCCCGGTTTCGTTCGGGTGCGCGAGTACGGGCGCCGCTCGTTTTATGAGGTGCCCTGGAGTGCGGTCTACATGCTCGGGGCCAGGATGCAGGCCGCGCAAGCAAAGCGCGAGGTGGACGAGCAGCGGGCGGTCAGCATCGCCGCACGGAGGTAAAGGCGGATGGATTTGACGATTTCAGGGTTGCCCGTCGTTTGTCCGAAATGCGGCGAGCGGTTCGAGCGCCCGGTGACGGAAGAACAGCTCCGGAGCATGTGGGGGCGCTACAGCAACAGTAAGCGCCGCGTGGTTCGCGGCTGGCCGAAGGGAGTTCTGAGGAAGAAAGGGGAAGAAGAGGCGCATGGCACGACGCGCTGAAGTGTACTACACGCCGGACGCGAACGGATTCCGGCTGATGCTGAACGACGACAGCCGGCACCGGCAGGTCGGATAATTGCCGGCGGCCGAAGGCTGGACGCTGGCGCAGGCCGGCCGGATGGTCGAGATGTTGCAGCGGCTCGCGGACCTGCTGGGGGGCCGCATGATGGCCGCGGCGTTCACGGCCCTGATGTTTACGGGCCTCATGTGCTTGCGGCAGAGCCACCGCTACTATGTGGCCGGGCTGAAGCTGGAGAGCGACATCCTGGCCCTGTTGACCAGTTTGTGCGCTGTTCTGGGGATGTACGTATGCGCGGCGTAGGGCTCGCGCTTTTCTTCGCGCTCATGGGCGCGGCGGAGGGTTGCGATTTGCGGGCTTGCTACCTGTACGGCCATTGGCAGGAGTACACGGAAGGGCGGGACGTGATGGAGGCATTGAACGGGCTGAGCTGGTGGATTGTTGCGAACGCCACATGTTGCGCGGCGGCCGTGGTTGTCCTGTTCACGGTGTTGTGTCTGGCAATCCTGAGGCGTTAGTATACCCGTCAGGGGGAATCGTGCTTTATCTCATAGTCAAGGCGATTGTCGTGATTCTTTGCCTGTATTGGGCGCTGGGCCGCCGAAACGTCGCGGTGGCGCAGGACGAAATGACCGGCGGCCTATGCGGGGGCTGGGATAATCTGATGGCCCTGTTTTACCTGGCCGCCGCGCTTTTCGTGCTGTTCGTCGTATAGCGAAAGCTCGGGCCCGCTGAAAATGCGGGGGTGACGGACACATCCGGGCCGGTTGCCGAGTTCATTCGATTTATCACCCTGTACCGGGACAACCCGGTCGCCTTCGTGCGGGAGGTGCTTGGGGTAGAGCCGGACCCGTGGCAGGCCGAGCTGTTGCAGGCCATCACGGCCGGAGAGCGCCGCATTTCCGTTCGTTCGGGCCACGGTGTTGGAAAATCCACGGCCGTGGCCTGGGCGACTCTTTGGTTTGTCGCGACCCGATACCCGGCAAAAATCGTGGTGACTGCGCCGACGGCGCCGCAGCTCTTTGACGCTCTTTTCGCCGAAATCAAGAGATGGCTTCGCGCGATGCCTCCGGCACTGCGCGAACTGTTCGAGGAGAAGGCCGAGCGCATCGAACTGCGGAGCGCGCCGTCTGAGTCCTTCATCTCGGCCAGGACCAGCCGCGCCGACCAGCCGGAGGCCCTCCAGGGCGTCCACGCCGATCACGTCATGCTGGTGGCGGATGAGGCGTCTGGTGTGCCGGATTCCATTTTCGAGGCCGCCGCCGGCTCTATGTCGGGGCACAGCGCCGTTACGCTGCTGCTCGGGAATCCGGTCCGGTCGAGCGGCTTTTTCTACGATACACACCACAGGCTTTCGGCCACCTGGAAGACGTTCCACGTCTCCTGTACCAACAGTCCGCGTGTATCCGCAGATTACGTGCGCGACATGGCCGAGCGCTACGGCGAGAATTCCAACGCGTTCCGTATTCGCGTTCTGGGCGAGTTCCCGCTGGCCGACGACGACACGGTAATCCCGATGGAGCTGATTGAATCGGCCACCATGCGTGATATCACGCCAAACCCCGACGCGCCGGAGGTGTGGGGCCTCGACGTGGCGCGCTTCGGGTCTGATAGTAGCGTGCTCATCCGCCGCAAGGGCTTCATCGTGGAAGACCCGCTTTCGTGGGCCGGCCTGGACACCATGCAGACGGCCGGCGTCGTCATGAACGAGTACGCGGACGCGAAAAGGAAGCCTGTTGAAATCCTGGTGGACGTGATCGGGCTGGGCGCTGGCGTCGTGGACCGACTGCGCGAGTTGGGTTTGCCGGTCCGCGGCATCAACGTGAGTGAGAGCCCGTCGTCGGGCCAGAAGTACGTCAATCTGCGGGCCGAATTGTGGTTTGAGGTCAAGAACTGGCTCGCGCTCCGGGCCTGCCGTATCCCGAAGGTGGAAAAGCTCGTCCAAGAGCTTGCCGTCCCGCGATACAAAATCACGTCGAACGGCAAGATGCAAGTCGAGCCGAAAGACCAAGTGAAAAAGCGCATAGGCCGCTCGCCCGACTTCGCCGACGCGCTGGCGCTCACGTTCGCGAGCCGGGCCGCGACGCTCACCCATGGATGGTCGCAAGAGGGCGCATGGAACAAGCCCCTCAATTTTCGTGTGCCGGGGCTGGTCTAGTTTATCGCCGAAAGTTCGGGTTCGGTGAGAATGCGACCGATGGGTGATCTCTTGCAGTTCCCGCATAACCAATCTGCTCCTCCCGGTGCGGACGCAACGCCGGAGTCATCGCCCATCACCCATCGCGAGCCCCTGACTGACGAGGAACTGGCGGCCGTGATCGGCGCGGAATGTGACGACGCCGCCAGCTACGTGGACATGGAGATTGGCCCATACCGGGCAGAGGCAACTCGCTACTACAACCGCGAGCCGTTTGGTGACGAGGAAGAGGGACAGTCCCAGTACGTCTCCGCCGACGTCGCCGAAGTGGTGGGCTCGCTCATGCCCGATCTGATGCGTATTTTCTTTGGCCAGGAGCGCATCGTTGAGTATCAGCCGGTGACGATGCAGGACGAGCCCCTGGCCCGCCAGGCGACGGAGTACGCGCTCCACGTCATCCGCAAGGATAACCCCGGGTATCTGGTCATGCAGGGCACGTTCAAGGACGCCTTGATTCGCAAGACAGGCGTTGTGAAGTGCTGGTGGGACGATTCCGTAAAGGTCCAGGTGGACGAAGTGACGGGACTAGATGAACAGTCCGTCGCCCTATTGGCGGAGGAGACCGCGAACGACCCGGACGTCGAACTGGACCTGCACATGGAGCCGGAGAACGGCAGCATCGGGGGCTCCATTCGGCGGAAGTCACGGCTGGGCCGGTTGCGGCTCAAGTCTTTGCCGCTCGAAGAATTCCTGATCTGCCGCGACGCCACCAGTGTGGAAACGGCGCGGTACTGTGCGCACCGCACGATTTTGACCGTCTCCGATCTGGTTGCCATGGGCGTGGAGTACGATCTGGCGCTTGAAAATGCCGGCGCCACGATGGAGCTACAGACGCAGGAAGCCATCGCCCGTAATCCGCTGGTGCTGTACCGGCCGGGCGCCTGCGGCGGCGAAGAGGGCGCCATGTCGCCGGTGCTCTACACCGAACACTACATGCTCGTGGACTACGACGGCGACGGTGTGGCGGAATTGCGCCGCGTCGTGACCATCGGGCCGGGGCGGACGGTTATCAAAAACGAGCCGGCCGACGAACGGCCTTTCGTGATTTTCCAGGTGGACCCCGAGCCGCACCAAGTCTTCGGCAACTCGGCCGCCGACAAGGTGATGGACATTCAGCAGCTCAAGAGCTCACTTGTCCGTCGGTCGCTCGATTCACTCGCCGCGTGCATTTACCCACGCTTGGGCGTCGTGGACGACCAAGTGAACATGAAGGACGTCCTGAACACGAGAATCGGGATGCCCATTCGGATGCGCCAGGCCGGCGCGGTTACGCCCATCGTCGTTCCGTACGTCGGGAAAGAGGCGTTTTCGCTCGTCGCGTATTGCGATGAGGTGAAAGAGGATCGGACGGGTGTCTCAAAGGCGGCGGCCGGCCTGGACGCCGACGCGTTGCAGTCGTCCACAAGGGCCGCGGTCTCGGCGACCGTCGCGGGCCGCAATCGCATGGTCGAGCTGATTGCCCGCAACTTGGCCGAGACGGGCATGGTGCCCCTGTTCAAGCTGATTCTGCGGCTGCTGGTGCGGCACCAGCAAAAAGAGCGCCTGATCCGCATTCGCGGCCAGTGGGTGCCCATGTCGCCGGCCGGTTGGAACGCCGACATGGACGTCACGACGCATGTCGCCATCGGCGCCGGCACGATTGACGAACGCAAGCAGTTCTTGAAAGAGCTGGCGCAGACGCAATCGGACCTGTTGCAGCGCCTCGGGCCGGGCAATCCGCTGGTCACGTTCACCCAATATCGCGCAACGCTGGCGCGGCTGGTTGAGCTGTCCGGGTTTGCTAATCCTGATGAGTTCTTCCTGCCCGTCATGAACGAGGAACGCGCCGCGCAGGCCGTTCAGCAGGCATCGCAGCCGGACGCGCAGACGCAGGCGACGCAGGCGCTTACGCAGGTACAGACGGAACAGATTCGCGCCGACATCGCGGTAAAACACGCCGAGCTGGAGCTGAAGCGCGAGGAAATGATGCGTAAGTTCGGCCTGGAAACGCAGAGACTTGAGCAGGACGCGCGGCTCAAAATGGCGGAATTGCAGATGAAGTACAAGCAAGCGGTGGAAGTCGCTGATATCCAGCAGTCCAGCGCGGGCAATCCGGAGGGGGGAGCGCATTGGACGACGTAAGGGGCTGGCGCGAGGACGTGCAGCGCGGCCGGGAGGCCGAGGAGCTGCTGAATTCGCCGGTTTTTCGGCGCGTGGCCGAGGCGGTGAAGCTGAAGTGCGTTGAAAGGTGGCGCGGGAGCGAGCCGGATGCAGTTTCAGTGCGCGAGAGCGCCTACGCGGTCTGCAAGGCCATTGACACCTTTCTGGACGGGTTTCACGCGGAGATTTCACGCGGCGAGATGGCCGCGGCGCAACTGAAACGGAGAAAACTGGATGCTTAAAGACCAAGTGGGGGCCGACCCCGCAGTCGGCGCATCTGCCGATGATTTTGAGGCGCTGCTGAGCGACGGCGCCGACGTCGAACCGGAAAGCGGCGAAGCCGAACCGGAGGCGGACGAAGAGGACACGCCTTCTGATGAAGACGCGTCCGAGGATGCCGGGGACCAGGAAGAGGGGGACGACGAGCCCGCGCCGGAGACTTCCTACACCGTGAAGGTGGCAGGGGAGACTCGCAAGGTGCCCTTGTCCGAACTGCTGGCCGGCTATCAGCGGAACGCTGACTACACACAGAAGACTCAGCGGCTCGCGGAGGAGCGCAAGGCTCACGACGCAGAAGCCGCTGCAACCAGAAGCGAGCGAGAACGCTACTCCCAGGTGCTTCAGGGGCTTGAGGCGCGAATGCGCCAGATGACCCCGGAGCCGAACTGGGATCAACTGCGGGCAACCGACCCGGTGGGCTTTGCAATGCAGTGGGCGGACTATCAGCGACGCCAGGGCGAAGTGGCGGCCGTGCAGGCCGAACAGCGCCGTATTGCGGAGCTGAATGATGCGGACCGGCAGAAGCAAGTGGCTGCGCTTTCGACGCAGGAACACGCCAAGCTGCTGGAAGTGCTCCCCCGCTGGAAAGACCCCAAAGTCGCATCGGCCGAGCGGCGGGCGTTGGTGGAGTACGGGCTATCGCAGGGCTTTGACGCTGACGAACTGGCCGGCGTGCTCGACCATCGCGCGGTGAACATGCTGTGGAAGGCCCACCAGTATGACCGGATCAAGGCCCGCCAGGGTGACATCCGGCGCCAGGTGGCGGAGTCTCCCACGGTTGCGGCACCGCCGAGTACGCCGGCACGCCGGAACAGGGTCACGCAGGCGAAAACGCGACTCGCTCAGACCGGCAGCGTCCGAGACGCTGCGGCGGTGTTTGAGGGAATGATGTAAATGGCCATTAAAACCGGCACTCTGACGACTTTCGCGGCAAAGGGCATCCGTGAGGATCTTTCCGATACGATCTATCGGATTTCCCCGGAGGACACGCCGTTCATTTCCAACATTGGCAAAACCGAGGCCAATGCCACGTTCACGGAATGGCAGACGGACGCGCTCGACGCGCCGGACACCACCAACGCCCAGCTCGAAGGCGACGACACGGACAGCGTGGGTTACCAGACGGTTACGCCCACGGTCCGCCTGGGGAATTACTGCCAGATTTCCCGCAAGTCCGTCGTCGTGTCGGGCACGCACGAAAAGGTGAACAAGGCGGGCCGGAAAAAGGAAATGGCCTACCAGTTGGCCAAGCGCTCCGCCGAGCTGAAGCGGGACATGGAGGCCATCGCCCTAGCCAATCAGGCGGCCGTCGCCGGCAACGCGACCACGGCGCGCAAAACGGCGTCCTTTACCACGTTTCTGGTGACGAATACGGACCTGGGCGCAAGCGGCGCCAACGTCACGTATACGACCACTCCCCTTGCGGCCCGCACGGACGGGACGGCGCGAGCGTTCACGGAGGCGATTCTCAAAGGCGTTGCACAGAAGGTGTGGGCCGCTGGCGGTGATCCGAAGCTGCTCATGGTCGGGCCGGTCAACAAAATGAAGGCGAGCGCCTTCACCGGCATTGCCCAGATTCGCCATGAGGTCGGCGGCGCGAAGGCGGCGCAGATCATTGGCGCGGCCGACGTCTACGTGTCGGACTTCGGGAACATCAGTATCGTTCCCAACCGCTTCCAGCGCGAGCGTGACGGCCTGGTGGTGGACCCGCAGTACGCGTCGATTGCGTATCTGCGGCCGTTCCAGACCGTTGACCTGGCGCAGACCGGGGACGCGCAGAAAAAGCTGCTGCTCGTCGAGTGGGCGCTGCGTGTCCACGCCGAGGGCGCGCACGGCATCGCGGCCGACTTGCTGACCAGCTAGTCGGTGGCTGAGTGACCAGCGGGCGGCGTGGCCAGGGCTGCGCCGCTCGGCAATCAGGAGGAGACGTGGGCGAAGTTCTCGAACACGTGCCCGAGACGGGCACGACGCGATATTTCCACTACGACGATACGGACGACTCTTTCACGATTGAGACCGTCCAGGACGTCGGCGAACTGGTTGAGGACAATAAGGCGCAGTTCAACGAATACACGTCCCTGGACCGCATGGGCGAGGGCCGCCGCGTGGCGTCCATTCCGATGAACGTCTATTGGGACTTGAAACAGCGGGGCATCGTGGACGACCCGGCGGCGTTCAAGCGGTGGCTGAACGACCCGGATAACAGGTTCTTTCGTACCTCGCCGGGGACGCTCTGATGGACTACGGCACGCTGAAGGCGCATGTGGCGGCGTGGTTGAACCGCACCGACTTGACGAGCCAGGTGCCCGTTTTCATCGCCCTGGCCGAGCTCGACGTGAACCGCAAGGTGCGCGCGCCGGAAATGATGACCAAGCTGACGCAGGCCATCTCGTTATGGGCCACACTGCCGGTGGACTGCCTGGAAATTGCGAGCTTGGCGCTTCCGGCCAGCGGATACGCGCCCGTGAGCATCACATCGCAGGCCGAGCTCGACAGGCGCCGGGCGGAAAAGCTGAGCGCGGGCGGCATTCCGGCATGGGCGGCCGTGATTGGTCGGGGCCTTGAATTTGACGCGGACCCGGAGTCTTCGACTCAACTGTTGGGCCGATATTACGCCCGAATTCCAGCTATGTCGGACGCTTCGCCGTCCAATGTTCTGCTGGACGCACACTGGGACTTGTATTTATACGGCGCGCTCATGCACGCAGCGCCGTACCTGGAAGATGATGGCCGGTTGCAGGTGTGGGCGACGGGATACCAGCGCGCGATGGACGGGATAGCGGCCAATGCTGAGTCGCTGGAAGCGGCGCCGGAGCTGAACGTGAAGCGGTGGAGTTTCTGACGTGGCGGACACACAAACAACGAACCTCGCGCTCGTCAAGCCTGAAGTCGGCAGCTCGGCCGATACCTGGGGTGACAAGCTCAATGCCGACCTGGACGTGGTGGACGGTCTCTTTGACACGGGCCCCGTTCTGAGGCTGGCGAAGGGCGGCACGGGCGCGGCCGATCAGGCGACAGCGCGAACGAATCTCGGACTCGGAACGATGGCCGTGCAGGACGCCGCGGCGGTGAGTGTGGGCACGCTGGCGGCCTCCGGTGCTGTGACAGCGGCGGGCAATATTGGCGCCGGTGTGACCGCGCCCGCGTACCCGGTGGACTCGGCCGGCGCCATCCGGTCGCGAGCGGGGGGCTTTATATTCCCCGACGGTTCCACGCAGGCGTCGGCGGCTGTCGGCGCGTCCAATGCGTACACGGATCGGGCGGCGAGCTACACGGCCGTGTCGGGCTCCCGTGCCCGGCTGACGGCGAACAACGTGACGGTGACCCTCCCCGCGTCTCCGGCAGATGGCGACGTCGTCTCATTCGCCGGCTTGGTTACAGGATGCGTGCTGGCACGCAACGGCAAAACTATCGGCGGTGTGGCGGAGGACTTGGCGCTCGACGTGGCGCCCTTTTTCTTCGTGACGCTGGTGTACTCGTCGGCCGCGTCTGGCTGGCTGATTTCATAGGAGTAACGATGCTGCTGAGTACGTTCATGAATGGCGTTTCCCGCGTGCAGGCGTTCACAGCGAATGGCACGTTTATCGCTCCCGCGGGGGTTAGCCTGGTGTGGGTTTTCCTGGTTGGTGGCGGGGGTGGCGGTGGTGGCGGCACGTACGCGGGCGGCGGTGGTGGGGGCCAAGTCGTGCTCGTGCCCGCGTTCGTGACGCCTGGAGCGGGGTACAGCGTAGTTATCGGTGCTGGCGGCGCCGGGGGCACGGTCACCGCCGGCACGGCCGGAGGAGCGTCTACGTTTGGGACCAAGGCCCGCGCCGGTGGTGGCGGCGGGGGTGCAGTCGACGGGGGCACCGCGTCGGCCGCGACGGGTGGGGCGGGCGGCGGCGGCGGGGGGTGCCTGGCGACTGGCGGCGCAAACGGCGGTGCCGGGGCGGTGACTGGTGGGGGGAGTGCTTTCGCGGCGGGCGGGGCGTACGCGGGCAGTTGCGGGGGTGGTGGCGCGGCATACGGCGCCGGCGCCGCAGGTGCTACTGCGGCGGTGGCGAACTCGGGCGCGGGGGGCGGGGGAACCAGCGGCGGCGCGGGTGGCGGCACCGGCGGCTCCGGTTACTGCGTCGTGATGTATTAGGCCATGCGGTTACGCCTTGATCTTCAGCCGGGCGTGGTCAGCGGGGGAGCGCCGTCAAGCGGCATCGGCCGCTTCACGAAGTCCAATCTCGTCCGCTGGGTCGGAAACTCTATCCTCCCAATCGGCGGCTGGGCAAAGGCTTGCGCCACGCAAGTGGATGGCAAGGCCCGCGCCGCGATCGCCTGGCGGCAGAACGATTACACGCTGCGCACGGCCATAGGCACGCACAAAAAGCTCTACATCCTTTACGGCGGTAGCCTTTTCGACGTCACGCCGGCGGGGTTTGTCACGGGCCGCCCGGACTCCGTGGCGGGCTTCGGCTACTCCTACGCTGCATACGGCCGCTCGGCCTTCGGGGGCTCGGGTGTGCCGGGCGAAGTCGTGGATGCCTCGGTTTGGTCACTGGACACGTGGGGCGAGCAACTTGTCGGGTGCTCGGCGGCGGATGGCCGTCTTTGGGCGTGGAAGAACGACCTTACGCAGCCCGCGGTTCAGATTCCGAATAGCCCGACCGGATGCGCGGGGCTCATGGTGACGCCTGAACGGCACCTAATTGCAATCGGGCCCGGCGGCGACAAGTACGCGATTCAGTGGTGCAACAGCGAGGACTACACCACCTGGGTGGCAGCGGACACAAACTCCGCCGGTGGTCTTCGGCTGAACTCGCACACGCCCATCGTAAACCTCATTCGCACTCGCGGTGAGACGCTACTCTTTACAGGCGATGAGGTTTTCACGCTCGACTATAAGGGCTATCCGTACATCTACGGCACCACTCGCATCGCCGGAGGCTGTGGCATCGCCGGGCCGAACGCGGCCACGGCGCTGGAGATAGGCGTGCCATGGATGGCGCGCTCGGGCTTCTTCATCTACGACGGCAGCACGCAGGCGATTAAGTGTGACATTGCGGACGACATCGTAGCCGCAGTGAATTGGACGCAGCGCCAGAAAATCGTCGCTGCGCCTATGTCCCGATTCGGTGAGGTCTGGTGGTTGTACCCGTCCACGAACAGCACCGAAATTGATAGCTACGCGGCCTGGAACACGCGAACGGGCATCTGGTCGGTGGGCAAGTTGACGCGGACGGCGTGGTCTGACGCGGGCATTCTGCGGCGCGCCATGGGCGTGGACGCGGATGGCACGGTGTACGACCACGAGCAGGGCTGGACCGCCGACGGCGCATCCATCGGACGCACCCGAATGGTGCGGACGGGGCCCGTGTGCGTTAACAACGGGTCCACGGTGATGGCCGTGCGGCGCCTGGAGTCGGACGCCACAACGCCGATTGAGGCGACGTTCTACGCCCGGGATAAGCTGGCCGACGCGCCAACCGTCTACGGGCCGTACACGGGCGCGGGCCGCCTGGACGTTCGATTTACCGCCCGGTTCGTGGACGTTGAAATTCGCTTCCTGGAAGACGCCGATTGGCGCGCGGGGGTGTTTGAGCTGGACGTGGTGGCCGGGGGAGGCCGATGAATCTGCCAAAGGCTCCCGAGCGGTACGATGCCGCCGTGGAGCGTCAGCGAAACCGGGTTATCGAGCAGGCGGATGACAGGAACCTGAAGCGCGGTTCGGATGTCGAGGTCGGCACCGGGAGGCTCATTCTTGCGTCGCCGGCGGGCAAGCGGTACGCGGTAGCCGTGTCGGACGCGGGCCGGTTGCTCACGCAGAGCGCCGTCGACCAGACGTCCCCCGTGCAGCCGAACGTCGTCCTATCGACGGTGCATTTCACCGCGGCCACGACTGTCACGTTCGCGGACGCGGGCACACCCGTTCCGATGGTGACGTGCCGTGATGCCGTCGGGAACGCGCTGGTTCCGCAGATCGTTGTGGCGCAGTCGTCGCCCTTTCGGGTGACCGCTACGTTCGGCGCGCCGACGTCTGGTACTCTCGGCGTGTACTCGGTCCTGCCGCTATGACACTGGAGCAAGGCGCCCGCGCAGGCCGGGCTATGGCGCGCTTCTATTCCGGCCTGTCCAGGCTGCTGGCCATATCGGGGACGCACACAGTAACGGACGTGCTCGATGGCATCCTGGCCGGGCAGTTTGTCCTGTTCGATGCGCCAGATGCGCTGGTAATTGCCACGGTGCTTGAATACCCGCGATGCCGGGACGCCTTTGTGTTTGCGGCCGTCGGCTGTCTGGCGGGCGTCGAATCGTTAATGCCTGAGCTGAGAGTGTGGGCCGTCGCGCAGGGTTGCCGGCGGGTGGTTTGGCACGGCCGGAAGGGCTGGGCGCGCACTTTCGCGGCGAAACTTGGGGCGGCCCCAAAATGGACGGTGATGGAGGTGGAACTTGGGCGGCACGAAGACGACCACAAATAGCAGCTCCAGCACAAGCATTGACCCGGCCGTCCAGCAGAACGCCTATACGGCGATGAATCAGGGCATGGCCGGCGCGTCGGCGTACCATCCCATTACGATTGCTAACCCGACCGGGTTTACATCGCAGCAGCATGATGCGTTCGATCTGATTTCCAACTTGGGGAGCGTTACCAGTGGCTACGGCCAGAAGGCGGCGGACCTGAGTGACCAGATTTCCGCATTCAAGCCGAAGGACATCACGTACACGGGTTTCACGCCGGCCCAAGCTACGGGCGACTACAGCTATACGCCGGTCACGAGTCTCGATAAGGGCCAGGCGATCGTAGATTCGTACTACGACAAAGCGAAGTCCTCGGCACCGGACTTGAGCGTGCTCAAAGACTGGGCGCTGAACAATTCGGGTGTGGACATCTCCGGCGTAAACTTCGGCGGGGCCGGAAACGCGGTAGCGGCGACAGCGGAGGCTGCGAAGGCGAACCGTAGTGACATTCGCGACGTGAAGGCCGGCATGACGCCGGACCTGCTGGCCAAGTACATGGCTGCGGCAGACCCGAGCTACACGCAGCCGCTCATCGCGGCACAAACCGCAACGCTGGACCGGGCCCGACAGATCGCAATGCAGCAGGACGCCGCCGCGGCGGCCAGCGCCGGGGCCTTTGGCGGCAGTCGCCAGGGCACCGTGGAGGCCGGTACGAACCGGGCCTACCTGGACAGCGTGAACACCGCTACGGGCGATATCACATACAAGACGTACCAGGACATGCTCGGCGCGCTTCAGAAGGATCTGGACCGTCAGCTTACTGCGGACACGACAAACCAGGGTGTAGACCAGAATGTCGTGCTGGCCAACTCGGGCTATCAGCAGCAGGCGAACATCGCGAACGCGAACAATCAGACGTCCGTTTCGCAGAGCAATGCCGCCATTGGCGCGCAGGCTGCCGCTCAAGCTGCGTCCCTTCAGGCGCAGGCCGCGCTCGCCAAATACAACATGACGGGGCAGATGCTCTCCAGTTGGGGTAATGCGGCAAACCAGCAGTACGGCATCAACATGGACGCGGCGGGCAAGCAGTCGGGTCTCGTGGGTAGTTTCCTAACGAACGACACGAACGCCCAGAACGCGGCCGGTGCATCGAACGCGCAGAGCCGCTACAACGCGGATACGTTCAACGCGAACCAGTACAACAATTCGATGGCCCAGCAGGGCCAGCTCGGCGTGAACGCGCAGACAGCGGACGCGCAGAACTGGCAGAACTACGGGAACTGGCTGAACCAGGCGGCCAGCACGCAGATGGGGCTGGGGACCGAGGCCCAGAACCAGCAGATTACGCAGGCCAACGCCCTGTTCAACGCGGGTGAGGTGCAGCGCCAGATGGGCGATGCAACGAACAACGTTGCCTATCAGAACCAGTACAACGAAATGATGGCGCCTTACGTCCAGGCCATGATGATGCAGGGCGCGCTCAGCATTCCCTACGGCACGTCAAGCACGGGAACCAGCACGACCCAGCAGAGCACGAACTGGGCGTCTATGCTGGGCCAGATGATGCAGGGCGGCGCGGCGCTCGCGCCCCTTTTCACGTCGGACAGGCGGCTGAAAAAGGACGTGGCCCCGATTGAAAACCCACTTGCCGCGGTGAAAAAGCTCAACGGTGTTAACTATCGGTGGAAGGCCGACGGCCGCCCGGACACGGGACTGCTGGCGCAGGACGTCCAGAAGGCCGTCCCGAACGGTGCCGTAGACGTGGGGGGCGTGCTGCGCGTCTCCGCGCCGGCCGTGCTCGGCCTGTTGACTGAGGCGGTGAAGGCGCTCGACGCCAAGATTGACGGGCAGGCCGGAAAGGCCACACGGAGGAAGGCATGAACGTTCCGCTCACGATGGCGATGTTGCAGAACCAAGGCGGGCTCGGGGGGCTGGGCGGCGTGCCCCAGACCGCCCAGCCGTACAATATCGACGAAATGATCGGGCCCAACGACCCGGGCGTCCAGGCGCTGAACCGGCAGTACGCCCAGATGCAGCAGGCCCAGAAGGTGACGGACGCCATGTCTCAGCTTGGCGGCCTGGCGCAACAGATGGGCCAGCAACAGCCGCAGATGGGTGCGTCCCCCGTGATGAGCGCGCCCGCGCCGAACAGGATGAACGGCGGAAACGCCGTTACGCAGCAGATCGGCGCGGGGCTCCAGCAGCAAATGATGGGCGGCGTCAGCCCGCAGGCGCAGGCTCAAGCCAGGCCCAATAACTTCCAGGCGTTGATGCAGCAGCGGATGTTCGGCGGGAGGTAAGCATGGGCTTGCTCGACTACGACGAGTACGACGATCCCGACGGGTTGGGTGACGGCGCCGCGCCGTCCGGCGGCGTCATTGCGCCGGCGGCTGTCGCGGTGGCCAAGAAGAAGCGCGGCGGGCTGCTCGGCCTACTGGCTGCCGCCGGGCAACACGTCTCTCACGGGCTGGACAACTTCATCGACACGTCCGCGTCGGCCGGGATGCCGGGCTATGACCCATCGCTCCTCGACAGCCGCCAGCGATCGGCGCTGAAGTGGAAGTATCTGGCCGACCTGGGGCGCGGAATCGCTGGCGGCGCGCCGGCCCTGCCGCTGGACACTGTAGGTCAGCAGGCCGGTGCGATGGCCGCGCAGCGGTACGCGCTCCAGCGCCAGCAGGTTCTCAACGCCGCGGCGGGCCGTATCATGGGCTCGGACATGCAGCCCCACGAGAAGTACGGGCAGATGTCCCAGCTCTTCGCGAGCATCGGCGACGTGGAGAAGGCCAACACGTATGGCAAGCTGTCCCACGACTTGACGCCTGCTCACGATGAGTTCGGGGCCGCGCAGTTCGGGCGCGACGCGCAGGGCAACCCCATCGCGTTCCAGGTATCCAAGGACGGCCGGACGCGCGTCATGAACGGTGTGTTGCCGCAGGCCCAGACGCAGGTTGTCAACACCGGTGGCGCGCAGAATCTCATCGACACGCAGACTGGCCGCCCCATTGCCCAGTTCGGCAACACGGTCAGCCCCGATACGCAGCAGACCAATGACGTGCGACGCGACGAGATGGCGCAGCGCGGCCAGCAGTTCCGCCAGCAGCTCGACGAGACGATCCGCAATAACAGCCAGCAGAACGGGCTCGGCTGGGCGAACGTAGGGTTGGGCCGTGATCGGCTCACGCAGGAGGGCCAACTCGGGAATCGTCGCATTGACGTCGAACAGCAGAACGGCCAACGCTCGGCCATGCAGCCGATTGCCCACCAACTCGACGCGGTTGTCCAGTTTCAGGAAGCGCTCGACGATTACGCCAAAACGCTGCAATCGCTCGGGACGCAAGCGATGCCCACGACGGAAGCCAAGGCGTTGCTCCAGAGCCAGCACAAAACCGTCCAAATGCTCGGCAAAAATTACTTCCAGCTTGGCGTGCTGAGTGACAGCGACGCGAAACTGCTGAACGGCGTTCTCACGGACCCCACCACTTTCATGGGCAGCTTGACCGGCCGGAACGCCATCCTAAAGCAGGCTTCAGCGTTCCGGGGTATGCTGGACGGCCGCGAGGCCCACCTCCGGAACGTCCTTCAGAACGGCATCCAAGGCGTTCGGGCGACGCAGCACCAGCTCTGGGAGAAGGACGGCAACGGCAATCTGGTGAGGGTCTACTAATGCCTATCAACGTGGTATTCAACGGGGAGAACATCCCGTTCCCCGACGGCACGCCGGACAGCACAATTCAGGCCGAGCTGTCCAAGCGGGCCGCGCAGGGCGCGCAGGACAACGCGGCCGGCCTGGCCTCTGGCCTTGCGCGCTCCGCCGGGCAGGGGCTCACGTTCGGCTTCGGAGATGAGATCACCGCGGGCGTTCGGTCCCTGATGGGCGAGAAGTACGATGCGGCCCTGGCCGACGAACGCCAGAAGCTCCACGCCTTCCAGCGGGAGCACCCGGTTGCCAGCATGGGCGCCGAACTGGTCGGCGGCGCGCCACTTATGCTCATTCCTGGCATGGGTGTAGCCAAGGGCGCGGGCATGGCCGGGAACATGCTTCGCATGGCCGGGACTGGCGCCGTATACGGCGCGCTGAATGGGCTGGGAACTGGCGAAGGAATCGAGGATAGGCTGGCCCGCGCCAAGCGTGGCACCATCGCCGGCGGCCTGCTGGGCGGCGCCATGCCGCCGGTGGCCGCCGGCGCCGGCAAGGTGGCGCAGCTCGCCGCCGACTACGGGAGCGTCATCCCGGGCGTGCGCTGGGCCACCAGTCGCCTACCAGGCGCGACGGCGCCGGGTGCCGAGCGCGGCGGGCAGAAGGCCCTCGAAGCGATCCAGCGCGACGGCTTGACGCTCGACGACGTGGAACAACGTCTGCAAGCCGGGGCGCAGATGGGCAAGCCGATGGCCGTTGCCGACGTCGGCGGCGCCAACACGCACGGCCTGGCCGACGCGGCCATGCTGACGCCGAGCGCCGCGCGCGGCGCAGCGGCGGACGCACTGCAAGAGCGCGCCGCCAACCAGCCGGAGCGCATCTGGACGGACCTCCGCCAGCATAGCGGCGTCAATCAGTCGGATGCCTACGCCCTGGCCCAGCAGATTGCCGAGCGGCGTCAAGCCGCCGCTGCGCCGCTGTACGCGCAGGCTTATTCGGCCGGGGACGCGCCGATTGTGGACCCCGAGCTATTGAAAATTCTCGGTATGCCGCACATTGGCGACGCCTTCAAGTCGGCGCAGCGAATCGCGACCCTGGAGGGAACCGCACTCCCCCAGATCGCGACGGCCGACGGCCGCATTTCCCAACCCCCGAACCTCCAGACGTGGGACTACATTAAGCGGGGCCTCGACGACCTGCTCTATCAGGGCAAGCGCCAGGGTTCACTAGGCCGAACCGAAATGCGCGCGCTCGGCGACGTACGTAAGCAGATGGTGGACAGGCTCGACACCATGTTCCCCGACTATGCCAAGGCCCGCAGCGTTTACGCCGGTGACACTCGACTGCTGGACGCGATGGAGCAGGGCGCTGACTTCGACACCTTGGACCCGCGCGCGATCAAGGATCTGCTCGATACCGAGTTCACTAACCCGTCCGAGCGCCAGCATTTCCTACTTGGCGCGATTGACGGGCTGAAGCAGAAGATTAGCCAGGCCCCCGACGGCGCCGACATCTACAAGCGGGTTTTCGGCTCGGACTGGAAACGGCAGCAGCTTCGCGAGCTGTTCCCGTCGCAAGACGCCTTTGACAAGTTCCAGCAGGCCATGAGCGCCGAGAAGGCCATGCGGATTACGCAGGACGCCGTTAACGGCAACTCGAAGACCGCTCTCCGGGCGTCCAACCTGGCCGATATTTCCACGGGCACAACGTCACACCTGGACCCCGTACACATGTTGTGGGGCAACTTTGAGCAGGCAGTTCGGCGCAAAGTGCAAGCCGCGAACTCCCAGGCCATCGTGCCCCTACTGCTGGACACCAAAGACCCGCAGGCGCAGCTCCAGGCGCTCCGGGGCATTGCGGACCGGGTCACGCGGCGGGGCGCACGGCCGTACCGATCCGCGCCCATCACCGGCCTACTGGCGGGCCAGTACCCCGACTGATGCGGCCCTGGATTTTATGCGGCCTCGTCGCCCTGGCGCTGACGCGGCCGTCGGGCCCGGAAAGCGGGCCGGAATTACTGACCGAGGACAACATGACCAGAGACCAGATTATTGACAAGATCGCGCACGCGAACGCCCAGATGGAGGGCTACAACGTCACCGAGGCGGAGGCGAAAGCGCGCGGCATTTCCTACCCGACCACGGCCCTCAAGCACGCCAACCCGGGCAACATCCGCGCGTGGGCCGATGCGCACGGCCGGCCGTACCCGCAGGCCCACGGCTACGTGGACTTCGTGGCTTGGGCCGCCCAGCAGTTTCCAGGCCTGCCACGCGAGGAGATGAGCGCCAGGGCTACGGCTGAAGGCTGGCGTGTGCTACGGGTGTTGATTTCGTGCTACCTGGACGGCAAGTACACGGAGGGCAAGCCGCCGACCGTGCGCCAGATGTACGCCAAGTACGCGCCGGCGGCGGACGCAAACGACCCGAATTCTTACGCCGGCCACGTCGCCGCGGCGCTCGGTATCCACCCGGATACGAAAATCAGCGACCTGATTACGGCCTGAAGTTCGGGTGCCCCGAGAATGGGGACAGATGAGAGCGCGGGACAGTGCGGCCGTTTGCCTGATGGCGACGGCCGCAATTTGTCTCGGGCTACTGACCTATCGAACGCTGGCGCTGCTGGACGATGTACGCCTGGAGCTGAAGGCAACGGCCGCCGTGATGCGCGCCGCGCCGGACCGACTCACCGCCGCAGCGCGCGACGAGCTGGACACCACCCGGCGCGAAACGCTCGCGGAAGCCCGCCGCCAGGGTGACCTACTGAGAAACCAGTTGGACACCCGCCTGGCCAGTATCGAGGCCAAGGCGGACACTCACGCCGGCGCCCTGGTGGGCAGCGTGTCCACGGTAGCCGGCCAGTACGGCGCCCTGGCGGACCGCTATCGAGCCATCCCCGACCAAGCGGCCTATGCGAACCGCTGGCTCTGGGACTGCGGCCATTACTCGGCCTGCCTGCAATCCCAAACACTGGCGCTCACCGGGAGCGCCCGGGTTACGCTGGGGTCCGTTGCGCGGGCCGCGCCGAGCGTAGCGGCGAGCGTTCAAAAATCCTCTGAGGCATTCGCGGCCGGTTTCCCGCGCATCGTGGACAACACGGACGGCGTGCTCGACAACGTGCGCCGGTTGACGAAACCGCACTGGTACGACCGGCTCATTAACGGCGGCATTACCGCCGGAATTTTCGCAATCGGGAGGTGAAATGAGCGACTTGCTCATTCGGTCTTTGAAGTTCGCCGCCGGCGCCGCGGGGGCCTTTTTCTTGGGGCTGCACTGGATGATTCATCTGCTGCTGTACGCGATCCTGTTCGACGTGGCCACCGGCATGGTGGCTGCCTTTCAATCGGGAACGCTCAACTCCACGGTGTCGCGGGCTGGCGTGGCACGCAAAATCCAAATGCTTCTCATGGTCGCGGCCTGCGAAGTCGTGAGCCGATACCTGCACATGGACATCGCGACGCCGTGGGGCGGCGTCTGGGGCTTGGGAGCCGGCGCGGCCGGCTACTACTGCGTGCATGAGGCCCTGAGTATCACGGAAAATCTCGGCCGCTCGGGCGTGCCCTTGCCGGGCTTCATCACCGCGCGACTCGAAAAACTGAAGGAAGAGACGGAGGTTGAAAGTGGGAAAATTCTTTAGCAAACTGGCCGCGATGTTCGCGGCCCTGTTCGACGGCCGGTTCGGGAACGCTCTGCTGGCTGGCATCGAAAGGGCCGCGCCGTTCATGGACCAGGCGTACAACATCGTCAAGCTGGTGGCCGAGCTGACGCCGACCCGGGCCGACGACGAGATCCTGGCCGCGTGCGATAGGATGGGCGTGCCGGCGGTATTCGCGGCCGGCTCGGACAAGCCCGCGGCGTTGCGTTATATTGCGCTCGAAGCGCTGAAAAAGGCGTTCCCCCACGCGGAGGAACGCCAGTTGAACCGGGCCCTCGAAATTGCCTACGGCGCGCTGAAGCCCTAGGTCCGCAGGCCGTTGGACGGCGCGTAGTTCAAGGCCGACCCACCGCCGGTCATGGTCATGGCCTCGGCCTGATTCAAGCACGCCGCCATGTGGCGCTGGGCCCGGATCTCCTCGGGCGTTGCACTCTTTTCGGGCCAGATGTACTTGGGCATGTCGTCCAGGTCCGTCCGGCCCGTTTCTTGGAAGTGCATGATGAACATGGCGTTCGCAATGAGCGCCGCCAGGTGGTCCTCGTCTTGTTCCCCCGCTGCGTACTTGGCCTGATGCCGACAGAGCGACGCCCAGCAATCTGAGAGCGGGATACCCTTCTCCCAGTTCCGGGCCTCATACTTCTCAGCGCCCATTGCCAGCCACCGGCCGACACGCAGCAGCATAAACGGGGAAATCAGGTCCGGCCGGGGTTTGCCCTTGGCCCGGTCCCGCACCGCACCGCTGGGGAATTTCCGCCGCTCCCCCGAGTCCTTCATCGCGAACTCTCTTTCGTAGGCCTCTTTGACTATCCGCTCCCTCTCTTCGTCCGTCACCGTTTTACCTCCAGTCCAACAAACAACCGGGACGCGCCCGTTCGCCCGCGACGATAGCCGCGGTTCGATAGCTTGACAGAGAACGCCTTCACCGACCCGCACACCTCGCCTGAATCGCCACACCAGCCCGCCCAAGAGTCGTACAGGTCGGCCACCGGGGCAGACACCCCGGCCGCCACGACGCAGCGCTCGGCCAGCCACCGAGTCACCGGGTCATGCTCTGAGAGATAATCCTCCGTCTCGGCCAGCACGGCCGCCGGCGGGCAGAGCCCTTGCTTGTACCACGCCTGCGCGCCCTGGACGGCCCACGCCAGAATGCCGGGCAGTTCGGCGGACAGTAGATGCCCCTTCAGCTTTGGGTCTTTCTTGGCCGGCTGGTGCGTGCAGGGGACCATGTGGAGCCGGCGCCGCAGGGCCTCATCCATCGTGGCCAGGCGCGGCTTGCCGTTGCCGGCGAAAAGCAGTTTGAACTTGGGCAAAAAAGTAAACTCGTCCTGCCGCATGAATCGCGCCTTCACCCGGTCCCCGCCGGTGAGCGCCTTGATTCGCTGCTCGTCCCAAGTGTCGCCTTCCTTCAATTCTTGGGCAATGACCAGCCGGGCAAAGGCGAGGCCGGCGAGCTCGGTCGGGTGCCGCTCATACTTCGAGCTGGTGAACACGCTCATGCTGGCTGTGGTGGCGTAGCCGCCCAGCAGGGCCTCCAGCACGTCCAGAAACGTGCTCTTGCCATTGCCGCCGGGCCCCCAGATGAACACCAGCGTATGCTCGATTGTGTGGCCGGTCAGAGCATAGCCGGCGAGCCGCTGGAGGTAGGCCTCAAGCTCGCCGTCGCCGCCGGTCAAGTCCTTCAAGAACGCGGCCCAGCGAGGGCATGGATCGGGCCGCATGGCAACGGCCGTCTGGCGCGTCACGAATCGGCTCGGGTCGGCCGGCAACAGTTCGGCCGTGCGAAGGTTCAGCACGCCCACCGGCGTGCCCAGTAGGTCCGGGTCCGTGTCGAGCTCGTCCGTCCGAATCACCAGGCGGGAGTCGTGTTCGGCCAACCCGAGCATGGCGTCAAGCTGGCGCCGACTACAGATGGCCCGGGCCTGCGCCTCCGCCGCGCGCTTCGCCTTATCGCCTTCGGCCATATCGATAACGTGGTTGGCCGTTTGCACGCAGAGTTTCCGCGCGAGCTGGGGGACAGCGTACTGGAGGTCTTCGCGCCACACATGGCCGTCAAAGGCCAGCCACTTCGCCAGATCGGGAACGCGGCGAATCTTGCCGCCGAACCGCTCGACCAGCTTGTCCTCCAGCCACATGTCCGAATTGCGCGCGCCGGGCTTCGGAAAATCGTCCTCTGGCGGCGGGGCCGTGAGTGGCGCGGGCTCCGCCGGGAACTCGACCGCGGCCACGTCATATCCGAATTGTTTCGCCATGTCGAGCGCGTAGTTGGCGCCCAGCTCAAACGGCGGGTGCATCCGTTCCCAGTCGAGCCGGACAGACTCGGGTGTGTTCCGCACGCCGTTCTTTCCGGGGTAGCGCAGCGCCCACTCCTCGAATATGGCGAAGCCCCTGGCCGGGTCTTTCTGGCACGCGCCGCGCAGCGCGTAGCCGAGCCGGATGTAATCCTCCCGCGTCGGGAACACCGCAACCGTGTTCGGAATGCGCCGAACGGCTTCGGCCAACACGTCTAGGCTATCGGCCAGAAGCGTGTCCTGGTTGACGTCGCGACGGTGCGCGACGCCGCGGTGCCCGATCCGCTCGTAGTCGATGCCCACCAGATCGAGCACGTCCGACGCGATGGCGTCCAGCACGCGCTCGGCCTGCTCGGCCGTGATTGTCGGCAAGGCGTCCGCTCGGATCACCCGGTCCCAGTAATATGGGGCGTTGGTGCGTGGGTGGATGCCGTCAACAACGTACTGCTGGCCGGCGCCCAAAATCTCGACTATGTGGCGCGCGTCCTCGTGCTCGAAGTGGAGCTGTAGCCGGGGGAACGGCTCAGCGCCAGGCGCCAGGCGGAACGGGTAGAGCCGTTTCGGCGCCCGGCCGACGCGCACGGGCCCCGTCGGCAGGACGCGCTCTATCACGTCGCTGATGAGCCGCACCAGTCCGGCGTGCGTGACGTCCACGTCAATGGCCGGGAAGTGGTCGGCCCGAAGGCCAACGCTCGCGCCGGTTGCGTCAATCTCGTCCGCGAAGGCCGCCGTAGGTGTGGAGTCCATCCATGGGTAGCCGCCCCACTGGCCGCTCTGGTATCGCCGGCCCGGAGCCTTGCCCCGCGCGTCCGGGTTGATGCGCGAGCCCGGCGACAGTGCCGCGCCCGGCGGGACCACCGAGACCAAATCCGTGTATCCCGCTTCGAACCATTGACGTGCCTTCATTCCCCGTCCTCCCAGCCGCATTCATCACACCGGAGCGGATTCTCTGTACAGGCCCGGCAAGGCGGGTTAATGTGGCAGGCGCAGTTTTCGACGGGCTCATACCAGAGCGTTCCGCCGCACCCGTTCGGGCACGGCCCGCCTTCCTCTATCAAGGGCTCTTGCTGTCCATTCATTTCCTGTACCGCGCCCCCTCCCACGCTTCGGCCGTCACCGGGCAGCCGAGGGCCCAGTCTGGTAACTCCGTCATCAGGCCCACAAACTCGGGCACGCTTCCCTTGCCCAGTGGCACCTCGGAAACCACTTCGTCGTGGACCGTCAGCACCACCGGGTAACCGTTGGCGTCCAATCGCAGCATGGCGTCCGCCATCAGGTCGCGGGCAACGGCTTGGACCAGATTCTCTGTCAGCAGACCGCCGAACAAGCAACGACGTTGCCAGGACTTCGTCTTGCTACTCCAGACGTCCGCTTCAATCGACTTTGGGAACGAGCCTGTAAGCGCGACGTTGTGATACCAGATGGATCGGCCGGACGGAATCACCATTCGCAGCTTGTCGCCGCGCGGCTCAAACATAGCGCGGCCGACGCGCACGGCCGACCGCTCGGTGAGCGCCTGGCGGGCGCCGCCCTCCAGATCCCACCAGAAGGCCGTGATGCGGCTGTTGCGAGCGCGGTAGGTCCGCACGATGCGGCCGCACTCCTCTGGCTCCAGGAACACGCCCAAGCCAGCCGCATAGTCAACGAACTTCGCGTGACCCATGCCGTAGCCAAGCCCGAGGATGGCGACCTTTCCAGCCTGCCGTTGGCTGCCTGAGACGTCGGCCAACTCGCGGCCGTAAATATGCGTCGCCATGCGCTTGTACGGGTCGACGCCGGCGCGGAAATCCGCCAGGAGATCACTCTGGCCGGCCAACCAGGCCAGGACGCGCGCCTCGATTGCCGAGTAGTCGGCGGCCATCAGGCGCCGGCCTGGCGCCGCCATGAGGCAGGCGCGCAGCAGAGACGCCAGCAGCGACGGAATAGGACGCAGCATAGCCAGCCGCTCGAAATCACCGGCCTGCACCAGCGGGATATACTGCTCGGCGTCTTTGACGTCGGGACGCGGGAAGTTCTGCGGCTGGGGGCCTCGCCCGGCCCATCGGCCTGTGGCCGCGCCGTGGTAGAGCAGCATTCCCCGCACGCGACCATCGGTGCCGGCGAAGTTGAGAAGTGCCTGGAACTTCGCGACGCTCGACTTGCCGCCTTCCTGCCGCGCCTGGACAGCACGCCGTACCTCAGGGGCCAGCGAATCGTCCGCCAGCACCTCGGTTACGGCGCGCTTGGCCAGACTCTCCACCTGGACGCCCTGCGTCGCAATCCATTTCCTGAGGCTCTGGACCTGGGTTACCGCCGTGACGGTGCCGCCGGTGGCGCCCGCTATCTCCTCGTCCAGCAGTTTCGCCGCGGCGCCAGCCATCTTCACCGCCTGCTCGGCCAGCCGTCTATCCACCAGCACGCCCCGGTCATTGATACGCTGGTCCAGGTGGTAGACCTCGACTTCAGAATCAATGACGCGCGGGATTCGATGGCTAAGGGCCGCTTCGACTCGGACATCCTGTTGGCAGTATTCGCCCAGCCGCCGGATATTTTCCTTGCCGCCAAACCAGACCGGCCGGCCATCCACGTAGCCGAGCGGCGCGCACATTTTACGCATCAGCGCGGCGCCTTCCTTATCCTTGCGGACCTCCAGGCCGAACGCTTCGGCCGCGGCGTCCAAGCTGGCACTCAGGCCGAACGCGGCGCACTGCGCCATCGTGCAGCGCCACTGAGCGAGCGGCACGTCCGGCCAGCCATGCCGGCGAACCAGGATAGGCCAGAGATTCCGCTCGAAGGCCGCATTGTATGCCGCTACCAGGCCGCCGCCGCGCAGGTAATCCGCGACGCGCTCCGGCACCGGCTCGCCCTCCACCCAGAGCGCTGGCTCGTCTGTTCCAAAGGCGAAGGCCGCGAGCCAGATGCCTGTGTCCTGGTGGGCGGCGTAGGTGTAGACGCCGTGCCGCTTCAGGTCCACCGGCGACCGCGTTTCAAGGTCCAGATGGAGCATCACGCGCTCGCCCCTGCGCGGCGGTCATACGGCGGCGTCACGCGGTACGAGTCCCAGAGCACTACCTCGGGCTCTCTGACCTTAGGAAACTTCCGGGCTCTGTCACTCCCGGCGAGCCCGCCCGCGCGCATCATGGCGCGCACGCGATCTTCGGGAATATCGAGCCGGTCCCCTATCTCCCGGGCGCCCAGCCCCGCCTCCAGCAGCAGCCCGATAGCGCGGGCCAT